TTTTAAATTTTAAATATTATTATTTTTTATTTTATTTTATTTTTTTAATTAGAGATATTTTTTTGTATAATTGCTTGTTTGGCTATTGCTTTTATTATTTTTTTCATAGATTCATGGCATTCACTCCCATTTAAATGAGTAAAACTGGAAGTGATTTGTCCCAATATATTCAAATAATCATCGTTTTTCTTATCATCGTGCGCCATACATGTGGGATTCTCTTCTACCCATTCTTTTATTTTTAAGAACTTTTTATGCGCGAGATGTTTCGTGAAACGGGTTACTCCCGCGTAGTCTATGTCTTTTTCCCACACATCGTTGGTTTTGATATAAATCACTTCTCTCTTTTCATCCGAGCAGTGCATAGGTCTAATTTTTTGGTCGAGTGCTTTTAGTTCTCTCACAATTACATTCGAGAGACCCTTGACATAGCCATGCTTTCCGGTATAATCCAAGTCTTCCAACTGAATTTGAATGGAATCAATAAATTCATTGATATTCATAGCATCTTTACAAGTTTCGTTCAAGAAAAACTGAAGATTAAATTGATTATTTTGTGTGTTATTTGTGTTAGCGTTGTTATAAATAGTTGTATTATTTACAGTATTTGAATTTTTTACAAGTTCCATCATGTAATTTTGTTGTTCCAACATCATTTCTTTAAATTCTTGGTTTTGTTTTACGAGAGTCCATACAAGAGTTGCTTCTTCATTTATGTCTATCTCACCCTCTTCGTCGTCGTTTGAGTTAACAAAAATTGGATTTAAATTTTTGTTATTTTTGTCTTTACAAACATTTTTATGCTTCCAAAGACCAGACCTCGTCTTGTAGTTTTTTCCACAAGAACATTTGTGTTCGTGGGTAAATAATTTACCCACTGTTTCCAAATGTTTTTCAGTGTTAATATGACGATTCCAATGAGAAAAATGGCAGCATTTATAATCACAACTTTCACAATGATAAGAACTCACTTTTTTTTGGTAAATTTCGTTTCCGTTGGTAATTTTTTTATGTTTCAGTGTGGATAAGTGAATGTCCATGTCTTTTTTACTACTACATGTTATGTCACAACTTTCGCACCGTAAATTTGGGGAAAATTTTTTACCCAAAACGTTTCCTAATGTTTCCATTTTTATATAAATGTCCAATTTTATTTTTAAGTTTTTTTGAAAAACATAAAAAATTTACAGTCACAACATGAAAATTCAAAAAATGAAATGAGAGCATTTCAGTCACAAGTGAAATTTTTCTTTTTTTTCCGGGAAAGCCAAAAGGAAAACCCGTTTTTGGACATTTATAAATGTCCAATTTTCATTTTTGGAGGGGGGTCTTGGAATGAAAAAATTTCATCATGTGACTGAAAAATAAATTCAATTAATTGTTTATTATTTTGTTATTATAAACAATAACAAAATAGTTTTACACCAAAAACCTGTTTTTAACATGAGTTTATGGATTTTTATGTTCATTCATTGGATTTTGAAAAACCATTGTACTAATTGCGTTCGTAGTGTTCGTAGCATTCGATTCATTCACATTTGAATTTGCCTTTGTAGAATTGTTTGTATTGTTGTTATGTTCTCCTCCATTTTTTACAACGTTTTCTTCTTTTTCCACCTCGATTAAAGCATCTTCATCCACGTATGTTCCTTCTTTAATATTTTTGATTTGATTCAACAAACGTTTCAATGTTGCGTCGTTCGTTTTTTCATAAACATGAATAAGTGTTGCTAAACTATTTAAAGCAACACCAAACCATACAAGATGTTGTAAGTTATAACCAGCAGCCACCATTGTAACAAATATACCCAATGATTGAACGAAATGAAATAAATAAATAAAAATATTGTTGGTTTTATTCAAACATTCGCGTTTTTTCATAAAACGTTTCAGATCGTTTATTTGGTTGTCCTCAAAAATTTTTTTGATTTCTATTGAAGTATCTTGAGGAGGGAACATTATATATTATCCACTTTTAAAAAGTGGAGTAAAAATAAAAAATAAATGAAAATGGAAAGGATAATAAAAATAATAAAAGATAATAAAGATAATATAATGAAATTGTAATATAATGAAGTTATTACATTCATATTTATTTACAACGATGTTTTCCAAAGTATCGACATCATTGACACCAACAAAAAAAATATGTAGAGACTGTAAACATTTCATTGGAAATAATATAGAGTGTAAAAAATTTGGCGATGTAAGTATAATAACTGGAAAAATAGTCTATAATTCTGCACGATCTGTAAGAAAAGATAATAAAAAGTGTGGAGAAGACGCGATTCTCTTTGAAAAAAACCATTTCAAAATAATTACAGTTCCTTACTATTTTTTAAAGGACATATTTTTTTTTTAAAATTATTATCTATTTTCATAAAATGTAATAACATTTTATAAAAAATCTACCGTCTGTCATTTAAAAAGTGTAAAAAGTGTAAAAAGCAAAGAATCTATGTAGCGTAAACTAATCCACAGTTTCCACCAATAAAACAAACCATATTGATTCTCTCTTCAAACAAATGCATATTGAAATTATAATCGTAAATTCGCCATGTTGGTTTATTGATTCCAATAATTTGACCTGTTTGGGGGTCACAAATCGCCAAAGACTGTGCGTTCGGGTCTAATGCAGGAACAATGGTATTCAATTCAAATTCGATTGTTGTGAACCGACTCATATTAATTCCACCGCTAGGTTGTAAGTCAAACGGTGACGTATTCAAACAAAAGTTATACAAATAAAGTCCATCCAGAGCATAACCATCTGTCCGACCATATTTTTCAATATAGTTATATACACCCACAGGTTGTTGGTTCTCTCGATAAGTTCCATCCAACAATATTCCCATATTTACTAAAATGGTCTTGGCATTTTCAGCGTTATAATTCCCTGTAATCATCCAACCCGTCAGTTTCCCATCGGTGTTCACTCCAGGACCCACCTGCACAGAAACCCCAGAACGAGTAACTGGATAAGAACCATCGGTGGGTGCTTGTATCAAATCGTTAGGAATATAGCGATAAGGCCAATTGGTATAATTCGTCCACTCATTACGTAAATTCGCATCACTCCTCTGCATATAAAACATGTAATTCGCAGTCATACCAATGGAATCGAGTTCAATCTTATTCGCACCAGTAATATTATAATAATCTCTTTCTCTCACTTGTTTAAATAAATATTTCTGCTCTTGTAAAGCAAAAATACGTTGTTCTTCATTTGAGAGAAATCCATAGGTGCAAATTAGATGAATATCAGCATTCCATAAAACACGAGTGTCTGTGTATGACGCAACACCCAACTCCACGTCAGGTGGTGTTTGTAAAAACCTATAAAACTGCATATAGTACAAGTTAAAATTAGGTGCGACATAAGGATAGTTATTCGCACTATCAAACACATCACGAATCTGGAATAATTCTTGTATTGGTCTCATCGTAATATTAATATGAAGTTCGTTGTATTGTAGAGCTGCCAATGGAAACGCCATTTGACTTTTCAGATTGAACCACGCATTCAATGGAATATAAAGAACACGACCACGGATAGACGGTTCGGCACCTGCGTTGTTTTCCGTATAGAACGCATTGGGATAAGCGTTTACGCGAGCACCCGCGTTGGCTGGGTCATTTAATTCAGGAACATTCCCAATCATAGAATTAAACAGGTCGCGTTTTTGACCACTGAAATCACGTGTTACCATAGCAATCAAGTACGCCCCTGAAAATTCTTGTAATAGTTGACCACCACATGTGATTTCTATTTTCTGTATCATTTGTGCACCAAGATATTCAATCCACTTGAATTCATAAGGGATCCATTGACCGTTGTTATCATCAGTGGGTGGTATAATTGGACTCCAAATATTGGGGAGTTCCACGGAAAGATAACAGTCCATCAATAAGTCGGCGTATCTAGGAATTTTAAATGTAAAATAGGAACTTTCAGACAGACGCAATGTTTTGGAACCCTCAAAATCGACGCGAAATTTTTGAAGACCAAAGTTGGTATATTTGGCATATGTAGACTTGAAAAAAGTTTTTGAAGGATTTCCATTCAAAATTATATTTTGTTGCCCTTGGGAGACTAAATTCATCAAACCACCTGGCATATCTATAAAAATAACAATATATTATATTTGTGTTTTATCTTTAACTTGTTTTTAGAGGGGTTGAGAAACTAACCCGATAGATAAAAAATCAATATAATATAGTAAATGGATAGTTCATCAACCACAACAGACATGATAAAAAATATAACCAAACAAATGAATGATGAATTTGTGGGAAACGCATTGTTTGTCATTACTATTGTAATTGTTATTGCGGCCGGAGTTTATTTATGGTATATGTTGAGACTGAACGCAAGAGAGTGTTCTTTGATGGATAGTTTGTATTCAACCATGGATAAGTATATTATTTCTCTCAACTTTTCTGACCCCAACTGTAAATTTACATTGAAGGATTATTATATTAAGACGGCGTATAACTGTTGTAGTGGCGGGTCATATAAAAACGATTATGTAAATACTTGTGTATTGAAAGACCTTATAAAGCAAGGCGTAAGAGGATTGGATTTTGAAATTTATTCTGTGGGTGACCAACCGACGATTGCTACATCTACAGTAGAAAGTGATTATGTAAAAGAGACCTATAACAGTGTTCCATTTGCCGACGCACTTTCAGTGATTACAAATTACGCATTTACAGGAACAACAGCGCCGAACCCGAAAGACCCTATTCTCATACACTTACGTATTAAGAGCACAAATCAGTCTATGTATAAAAACTTCGCCAAACTTTTGGAATCTTATGATGGGTTTCTTCTTGGACCCGAATATAGTTTTGAAAATCAAGGACATAATTTAGGTGATGTAAAGTTACAAGATTTGGCAGGAAAAATTATTATTATTGTTGAGAGATTGAATACGACATATATGGATGTTCAAGAGTTTTATGAGTATGTGAATATGACAAGTGCGTCAATGTTCATGAGAGCATTACCATATTATGATGTGAAGTTTACACCAGATTTGACGGAGTTACAAGAGTATAATAAAAAAAATATGACAATTGCACTACCTGATGCGGGTTCTAACCCAGAAAACCCAAATGGCGTTGTATGTAGAGAGACAGGGTGTCAAATGATTGCAATGCGTTATCAAAATTTTGACGCAAATATTCAAGAGACTATTTCTTTTTTCGATAAGAATGGGTATGCGTTTGTATTGAAACCCGAGAGACTGCGGTTTATTCCAGTGACAATACCGACGCCGCCGCCTGC